TTGTACAACCGGGTAATCTAAGAAAGTCTATTATTGATTTGTCTAAAAACCTTGTATCATACAAAAGAGCCGTTGGTGCTATTGGGCCATTGTATAAAAGAAATACAATGAATAGAGGCATTAATAGCAGCGAAGGAACGAATGGATTTTACGCTCACATGGTATTCGGAAGTACGCGAGCATGGTACAATAAAATAGTAGTGAAGGCAAGAAATTTGAGTAGGGAAAAAGTTATTAAAACCATGCGTGATGAATGTATTTTCATAATGCAGGAAAGACCTAAAAAATTCTGGCAAGTATCATGATAGGAAAACTTATCTATAGTAGATTATCCACCGATGGCGAAATATTGGCTTATGTTGGGAGTAAGATTTATCCTGACATTGTGCCTCAAAACGTACAATATCCATTTGTGGTATATACTATTGTAAATAGCCTTCCTGTTGATTTTAAAGATGGTCAAAGTAACTTAGAGGAAATTACACTACAAATAGATGTTTACACTCAAAATTATGATGATACGCAAATATTATCTAACCTTATTAGAAATAGATTAGACAGGTTTGTTGGTATAGTTGAAGGTGTTGAGGTGCAAAGTATAAAGTATATGTCAGCTACATCACAGGTGTTTAATGCTGAATTATCCGTATATTGGATGAGTATTGATTTTATGGTAAAAATGAAAAGATGAAATTAAGACTTTTAAAAGAATGGAACGGGAAAGAGCCGGGTAAAGTAGGCGTTTTTCTATCTGAATATGGCGAACAAATGATAAAAGATGGCATTGCAGAACTACTTGATGAATCTTTTGTCGTTGAACAAATGCCACAGAAAGATCAAGTTCAGCAAGACCCAATCTATATTCCTATTCCAGTGCCTAACTCATATTTTGCAGACGAGGCAGATGAAGAAAAAATTACTAAACAAAAAAAATAAATAAACATGGCAACTACTGGCATTATTAATGGTACGTTGATGCGACTATACAAAGATAGCACTGCGATAGGTTACGCAACTTCATGCCAAATGAATATTTCATCTGCTATGCGTGAAATTCTTACAAAGGATAGCGCATCGGGCGGATGGAGAGAGGTAAAGAAAGGACAGTTATCGGGAACCCTTTCTACGGAGGCTTTGTACGCTGGCCCTGGAGATGCTTCTACTAATTATTTGTTCGATGACTTATTTAGCGATTTAATTGCAGGTACGGCATTAACCATTAAATTTACAACCGACGTTGTAGGTGATAACGTGTATACAATGAGTGCCATTTGTACATCATTAGACCTTAACGCAGGAGTGGAAGAAAATGTAAGCTATTCAGCATCATTTGAAGTTACAGGAGCCATCGTGAAGACAACTAAAGCATAATTTAAAATCCTAACACATGAAAACAATAACAATAGCCAACACATCCATACCGATTAAATTTGGTATGTATGTGTTAGGTACATTTCTAAGGGAGAGGAAACTTAAATTAAGTGACCTTTCCCTTTTAGGAGAAGATCTCTTATTAGGCCTTGAATTAGCCTTTACCGGTGTCGAGCATGGTTATAAAGCTATAAACAAAAAATGCCCTTATACTTTACAAGACTTTTGCGACTTGGTAGATACAGATATGGGAGGTATAACTCGCATCATGGAAATGATTTCAAACGAGATTTCACCTCCAGAAGATGAGAGCCAAAAAAACGTAGTGGCGAAGGCGGAGAGCTCACACTTGAACACATCGAACGCTTTTGTTTCGGAGTTTTAAGATTTCCTCCTTCGCAATATTATGAAATGAGTTTCAAAGAAGTTGTTATAGCTATGCAAGGTTATAACAACCAATTTGAACAACAGGAACAAACACAATGGGAACGAATTAGATGGCAAACAACGCTTTTATTAAATGTCCATACGGCAAAAGGTAAAAGTTTAAAGCCTAAAGATTTAATTGAATTTCCCTGGGAGAATCCGACAAAAAAAGAAACTAAAAGAAATTTGACAAATACTGACAAGTCAATATTTGACAAATGGGATAAAGAATTATAAATGGCAATAGGTAAACTTAATTTAAAACTTGGTGTAGACGTTTCAAATCTTGACAAAGAACTTGGAAAGGTTGAGCGTAGTATGTCAAGGTTTGGCAGTAATATGCAGAACATTGGTTCTACATTAACCCAATCGTTAACTTTACCTATTATTGCTTTAGGTGCTGCCTCTTTAAAATCCTTTGCCGACATTGAAAAGCTACAAAATGGTTTAATAGCCATTATGGGAAGTAGCGAGGAGGCAGGAATAGAAATGGAAAAACTCCGCAAAGTTGCAGAGAATCCGGGTCTTGCCCTTCCTGAAGTTGTGAAAGCATCCGCATCTTTACAAAGTGTAGGAATGAATGCCGATGCAGCTCGTGAAACTATCACACAATTTGGTAATGCCGTAGCAAGGGCAGGCGGTGGCGCAGAACAATTTGATGGAGTAGTTTTAGCATTATCACAGATAAGCGCAGTTGGCAAGGTTACACAGGAAGATTTAAATCAAATCAAAGAAAGACTTCCTGAATTTGCTCGTGTAATGAAAGAAGAATTTGGCGTAGTAACTGCCGAAGGAATTAGAGAACTTGGAATAAGCAGCGAGGAATTTATAAAAAGGTCGGTTAGTGCTTTAGGTAATTTGGAAAGGGCAAACGGTGGTTTAGCTAATACCTTTGATAATTTAAGGGATAATGTCGGAGCATCATTAGCAGAACTCGGTAAAGCAATAAACGAAACATTAAATTTAGAAGCAGTTGCAGCAGCATTGAGTACAGGATTGCAAAGATTAGTAGATGGATTTAAGTCACTTAATCCGGAAACGCAGGGCTTTATTGTAAAGGCTGGTTTATTAGTTGCAGCTTTAGGGCCCGCAATATTTATAGTAGGAAAATTGATTACTACCTTTAGTGCGTTGATTGGTACTACTCGTTTAATTATGACTACGGTAAAAAACCTATCTACAGTTATATCCGGTGCTTTTGCAAAAATACTTGCTAATCCTGCTATACTTGGTATAACATTAGCGATTGTTGCTATTGGTGCAGCTGCTTTGTATGTTTACGATAACTGGGAAGCATTTTCAAGTAGGTTTCAAAATATATGGATAAACATAAAAAACAGTACAATGAAAGGTGTAGCTGATTTTATGAAAAACATAGATAAGCTACAAAAATTTTTAGGTATTGAATTATTTGATGTAAGTGGTTTAACTAATTATCAAGAACAACAAAGGGTAGTACAAAAAGAATTTAAAAGCATAGGAGAAACCGTTGATAGTTTATCTAGTAAATTTAAAAATTTATTTGTTTCTGCTCCTGGAAAAGGTAAAACTAAAGTTGATGGTGGTACAGAAGAATTAATATTTGGTGATGGCGCACCCACAGGAGGCGGAACGGGAGGAGGTAAAGGTATTGGAGCGGCTTTAAATACTCCAATTGATACAGTAAATTTATTGCCTACCTTAGATTTACTTCCAGATAAAATAGAAAGTATATCAGCCGCAAACGAAAGATTAAAACAAACAAATGAAGATGTAGCTAAATCATTTAATAATATTACACCTGCTGTAAAATCTGCCGCAGATATGTTAACTCCTATGCAAGCTATATTAGTAGAAGGTATAAATACTTTTGCTGATTTAGCGGCTGGTGGTTTTGAGAGTATGAAAGAACTTGCACAAGCAGTTAAAAAAAGTGTTGCTGAAATAATAGGCAATCTTATTAGAATGTTTGTTGCTAAAGCATTAGCAGGTTTACCTCCTACACCTTTTATGTTAGCCATTGCGCCTGCAATAGCAGCATTGGCAGGTAATTTAGGTAAAAGTTTAATAATGAAGATTGGAGCACCAAAATTAGCCGAAGGCGGATTGGCATACGGCCCAACCATGGCAACTGTGGGAGATAATAGAAACGCGAGAGTTGACCCAGAAGTTATAGCACCTTTATCTAAACTAAAATCAATGATGGGTGATATGGGTGTAGGTGGGAGCCTTGAAACAAGGATAAGCGGAAATGATTTGATTATATTGTTAAACAGGTCTCAAAAGGGATTAAGTAGAATACAATAATGGGAGTAAGGTTTTCAACTACGGTATACAACGAAAAGAGTAGAAAGATTACTGTATCTATAAAAGATAGTAGCTTTTCTGGTACTGTGAAAACATTTGATACTTTATCATTAGGAATTCAGTACGACAGTGAAAGTCAGCAAGGTCAGGAGAGATTTACACCCATTATTGGTTCCCGTTGTTCATTGTCTTTACTTATAAATAACGAGGATTTACAAACCTTACTTCTTGATATTGGATTAGCAGTTGAGGGTAGATTTACGATGGAGCTCACAGCCTATGAGGATGATAATACAACCGTATCATTTAAATGGTATGGTTACATAGTCACAGATTTAGTAGAGTTTGAAGATGTGCCATTGGTTATAGGTTATCAGGCTCAAATATCTGCAATAGATGGATTAGGATGGCTTAAAACATTGGATTACAAAAGCGCTGTTGGGCCTTACAATGGACAGGATACAGTTGTGCAGCATATTTTAAATTGCCTTAATCAGCTGGATTTTGTTCAAGAGAATTTAGTGGCAAATAGTTTGCCGGTGTTACATACTATTTTTAATTGGCATGAAAATACAATAGCCTACAATGCTGCCAGCGATTACTCTTTATTGACAGTTATTCAGCATCGGGCATTTTATCACAAAGACACAAAAAGCAATTATATATATCAAAGTTGCTACGATGTTTTAAAGAAAATATGTCAAACGTTTGGTGCAAGATTAATATTTAGCGGGAATCAATATTGGTTTATTCAGGTAAATGAATATTCGAGAACACCTGCAACTAAAAGATACTTTAAATACAATGCTTTTGGCATTCAACAATCAGGTACATTTACCGCAGATTTAACGCTATCTAATATTCAGACCAATCTACCTGGAAGTTATTTAATGAGATTAAGCGGTGGTAAATGGACGTATTACCCTGCTTTAAAAAACGTGGTAATACGTTATAATCACTTTGCTAAACAGAATTTATTGGCAGGCGTAGAATATAACTACGCAACAAATACAACTCCAGTTATTACCACTACTCCGACATTAGATGCGTCTAATCCGGATGCTCGATTGTCATATACCGGCATACTTGGATTTTATGCCCAGGCTTTAAATCCTGTAAACTTTGAGCCGTTCCAATTTGTATTTGCCGTTAAGGTGGCATCTATAATTAATAGCTTTCCATTGCAAGGTTTTGAAAGTGCTAACTGGACACTAGGTAGTGGATGGTTGATTGATAACAAAATACTTGAAGGTACTTTAATAGCTACGGAAGCATTTTATACTACATTTACAGTTACATCCGGAAGGAAATACTATGTCAAAATAAAAGTTGATATAGAAAATAGTGGTAGCCTTAGATTGCGTTTAGGCGGAGTAACAAAAACAATTACAGAAAGTGGTGATTACGATTATGTTATTTTGTCCACTAATACAGATACTTTAAAATTAGATAGTGTATCTACTCCAAAGTTTACCGGTAAAATAAAATCTTTAGAAGTTAAGCAGGAAAATAAATATTTAAAAAGACGTGTAAATTATACAAGTGGATTTAACTTTCAATTAGAAGCTGCAAGCTGGGAGACTTCGTTTAGTGAATTTGAATTTAATACAGAAACAATAAATGCGGATGCTGCTTTTGTTGCGTACAAAACTATCACATTTGACACTTTAGATATACCGGACACAGCCGAGTATATTTGGGAAATGAGATTAAAAGAAATGAGAAATGAGGCAGGTACAAATATTATTTCAAACTTTGCTGTATCTTATTTATTAAGCAATAATTACCTTGAATTTTTACCATCAGGAGCAACTACAGGACAAAGTGATATTCTTGAATATGGTTCCGATAACGACGACAAATCATCTACTATTTTTAGCTTAGACACATACATCGGTGACGGCCCAAGTAAAACAACCGATGGAGGATTAAAGGTTCTTGAATCTGGTACATATCAAAATAGTAGTAGTTGGGATGTTGGCAACGGATCAAGCTTTAATAACATCACTCAGTTATTAGTAAACGAAGTTATACGCGGACAACTTACGCCAAAATTACGAATGGTTGATATGCCATTTCAAAATTTAGTAGTTGATAATCCTTACCTTCCCCACAAAGTAATTAAATATTCTTCCGGGTATTATGTTTTTGAAAGAGGTAGTTTAGATTTAAAAACAGAGATTTGGCAGGGTGATTATTTTAAAATAGAATTAGATGCCTAACTTTACAGAAAGAGCCGTTTTATCGAAACCTAGAGATTTTGCCGAAGTAGCTAATAACGCAGGTAGTGGCGGAGTAGTGAATAACAATGTTACTGAAACAGTAAATAACGTTACCGTTACAGGTTCAGCTGTTTCAATTTTTAATCAGGAATTTTTAAATACCACGTCTAATATTTTAACATGGACACAGAATGGAGGCATTTTACCAAAAACTAACTTGTCAGCATCTATTCACGTTTACCAAAACGGGCAAAAATTAATTGAGTCTCAATATGTCATAACAGCACCTGCCACTATAACCATTGATTCAAATAGTCATTACGATGGTTCAAATTATATTATTTTTGCAATAAATATAAATTAATGGAAGAAATTAAAGCACCAAAAAAAGAAAGAAGGTTTATAAAAGCCGTGGGCGAAGTAGCTTTAACATTATTTCGAGAGCTTCTTCTTAACGTCGGGAAAAAGGTCATTAACAAAGTCGGTAAAAAACGCGAAGGTCTTATTATTGCTTTTGTTGTTTTGGCTTCGTCTTTTGCCATTGCTCAATATCCATCGACATCCAATAAACAACGCCTTGGATTCCAGACCACGGGAGACGGGCTTGTTTATCGCGGAAGGTCTAACGATACAACCACAATTAAATCAAGTGGCTTAAACAATGCTTATCACATTTACGATACTATCAATAATGTGCTTTATAGCTACGTTAAAACTAAAGGAGGTTGGGTTTTCAATAGTACTGGTACTGTAATTATAAACAACAATTTTACACAACCTGTAGATTCATTGTTTTTTAATGTAGGTGTTCCGACAAACAATGTAGACACTGCAAAGATGCGTTGGGATTCGGATTTGGCTACGGTGGTGCTTGGATTAAATGACAATGTGCCAAACGAACTTGGATTCAAAAATTTTTGGTTAGTTAAGAATCAAACAGGCGCAACCATTACCAAAGGTAGCCTTGTTTATGCCAATGGCACGGTTGGGGCAAGTGGTAGAATAACCGTTGCTAAATTTATCGCCAACGGCTCAATAGATGCAAAATATTTACTTGGAATAACGGCACACGATTTAAGTAATGGTGAAGACGGGTATGTTATTTCATTTGGCAAAATAAGACAGGTAAACACTGATACATTTGCGGCTGGTGCGATCCTTTACCCTTCACCAACGGTGGCAGGTGTTTGGACAGATATTGAACCCATTGCGCCTAACATTGATATGCCTATCGGCTTTTGTATCAACTCTTCGTCAAACAATGGAACAATCGCCATACGCGTGGCATCGGGTTATAAATTATCAGAGCTTCATGACGTTTCTATTTCATCACCTGTTGAAAATTCATCTTTGTATTATAAAAGTGGACTTTGGAGGGATACTACGGCAACACTTTTAGTAAGTGATACAGCTTCGATGCTTACAAATTACTTGCGTAATGGCGTCGCGGCTTCGACTTATTTACCTTTGGCAGGTGGAACAATGACAGGTACAATAAATAGACAAGAAGGTTCAAATGATGGAAGTACAAGTACATTTTATTATAATTTATTAAATTACTTTGCAAAAAGAGATAATAACAAAGGAGGTCAAACGGCTCAAATAACATTTACTGATAGACCTGGAACATCTACATTTCCAAATAATGTAAGAACGTCTGATATATATTTAATGACTGCTAAAAATTTTAGTGGTGGACAATTAGGACAATATCTTGACACAACTTTATCAGTGGTGGCAAATCAAGATGGAGGCAGGCTTGGTATAAGTAAATTAAACCCAGCTTATAAACTTGATGTAAACGGCACACTTGGCGTTACAGGCGCAACCACATTATCCAACCTTGCAGGCTCCGGTACTCGAATGGTTACAGCAAGTAGTACAGGATTACTTTCTACTCAAACTATTCCTACAGGCACTGTTACAAGTGTGGGAGGCACAGGTACAGTAAACGGTATAACTTTAACAGGTACTGTTACAAGTAGTGGTAATTTAACCTTAGGAGGCACACTTTCAAATGTTTCATTAACTTCGCAAGTTACAGGCACTTTACCAATATTAAATGGTGGTACGGGTGCAACATCTGCATCTGCTGCAAGAACTAATTTAGGCGCAACGGTGCGAGGGGCGAATACATTTTTATTACCTGATTTAGGCGCTATATCTTTTTTACGATACAATGCTGATAACACGGTTAGCCAAAGGGCAGCCGATGGAATGAGAACAGATTTAGGAGGCACTACAATAGGACAATCAATTTTCACTTTGACAAATCCATCTGCTATAACATTTCCAAGATTTAACGCTGATAATACAGTAAGTGCTTTAGATGCGGCTACTTTTAGAACGGCTATCGGTGCAGGTACAGGTAATGGAAATGGAACAGTAACAAGCGTGACAGGAACAGCACCTATTTCAGTTGCTAATGGTACAACCACACCAGCCATAACAATAGCTAATGCAGGAGTATCTACTACAGGCGTAGTTACTGCATCTACTCAAACATTTGGTGGTGCTAAGACGTTTAACGGAGCTTTAAATGCAAGTTCTGAATTAGCTGTTACAGGTATATCAAATTTGAATGGTGGCGCAACTATTGGAACAATGGCAACAACGTCAACTTTAACTCACATTATTGGAGTTAATTCTAGTAATGCTATTGGTGAAATAGCTTTGTCAAATGGAATAGCTATATCAGGAGGATTTTTAGGATTAGATATAAAAACCTCTATAACTGTTGGTACTGATTTTCCAAATACTAATGCACAATCTTCAAGTGATATAACTTTTACTTTGCCAGGCGTATCTGTTGGTCAACCTGTATTACTTGGAGTTCCTGATGGTTCTGCTAATGCAAATACAAATTATACCGCATGGGTTTCGGCTGCAAATACTGTTAAAATAAGATTTAATAATTATTCGTCTGCTGCTGTAAATCCTGCTTCAGGTAGTTTTACAATTTCAGTTATAAACTTGTAACATGAAAACAACAATTTACAACCTTCTTCACCTTGGATACGAAAAAATAGCTTATGCGATTTGTTGTGGATGGGTGTTTTCTTTTTTCATACCGATAAAAGGATTTCTTTTGTTCACGGTTGCCGTTGTTTTCGCTGATATGATTACAGGAATAAAGGCTGCAAGAAAGGAAGGGCAAAAAATAAATAGTCGTGGACTTTATAGAACATCGGAAAAGATAGCGGTGTATTTTGTTGGTATCATGATATTCGAGGCTGCTAAGAATACTTTTAGCCTTCCAGTACCAATTACATATATGGCAAGTTTTTTAATAGCTATGACAGAACTTTATAGTATCGCTGAAAACATTAGGCGAATAACAGGCGTTAATTTAAAAACGCTTTTAACAAGATTTTTTAATCGTTAAAATAAATAATATGCAGACTAATCTTAAAGAGGCTTTAAAATCAGCCGACACAGTGAAATCACCACTTGGTGACGTTCAATGTTATTCTATGAACTTTGCCGAACTTGCTGGAGAAATTAACGTACATCTTGAAGGTAATAAGGTTAAGTTTACGTGGCGTGAATATATCCAACTTGCTCAAATAATTTGGGATAAGATAAAAGAAACATCGAGGGAATGCGCCGGCAAAGAGATAGAAATAAAATTACCTCCCAAATTTTCTATAATTTCCGCAGCTTTTTCGTTAATAGGATTTCGTTTATAAGAAATAGGCGCAGAAGAATCGCTACCTTAGTGCCGAGGGGAGTAGATTGATTTCTATTCCCCTTAAAAATTAAAAT